CTTATTTCTATTTTTATTATTCTTTTTACTTTTATTTTTAGTCATATGGGATACGCTGACGGGCGGACTGTACATCACGTACGCACCACTTGGGCTGAACCGTGCAGTCTCTAGGCTTTTGTATTAGCACTGAAATTACAGTTTTGGTCCATTTAACGTACGCAACCCCATGCCACTCTAGGTGGTGGCCACCAAACTGTCTATTGACAGTAGGGAAAACAATGGAAGCGATACCTCTCCAACGGGTTGTTGATAGCGGGATCTCTACCCTTGTACGAAACAATTAAGTTGTCATAATATAATTCTAGTTCCTTTTGCAAATTCGGTAAAATACCAAAAGCAACATAGAAACTGTACCTATCGTCCTGACTAGGCTCATTGAAGTGCCTATTCAGTGTTTTAGAATACCCGAACATTCCATAGTCAACATCGTCACTCCATGCCCTATACGTAGATACATCATAACCAGTTGGACAACTAGCTTCTGAAGATCTAAGCATACTGCGGTAGTAATTCTGCATGACAGGAACTCCCCCAGTAAGCGCCATACCACCTTGACCGATAGAATCGGTGTAAGCAGTGAAGCCCTTAACAGAGAGAAATGGATGGGCACTAATAGCATCTCGAGAGACAGCTATGTGCGGATTCCTAACCATAATATATACACCCCCGATACGAACCGGGTGTGCTTGACAAAACTCAATTTGTTCCAATCTGTCTACCATAGGTTCAACTTTTAAATTGAACCCCATGGAAACAAACCACTCCTTGACTAACTTCTCATCGAACTTAGCAGCATCGCTTCGTTCCATGATAATTGTGCCATCATCCCCCATGTCGGCCATAGCGAACTTATTGATGTCGTGGGACAAACAATAAGCAAACACTAGTGTCGGCATGAGTACGCAGTTACCATCCGTGGTATTAGCTACGCCTGAAGGAAGGCCACCGTCCAGCTTGAAATTAACATACCCCTCTGCACATTGCGCAGTTCCCTTGCGAGAAATTTGCCTGTTCAAGAGATATCTGAAAAATTTTCCTGCCTTTTGACCAGCGAAAAATTCTTCAAAAAACGAGAAGACCCACTTTTGTGCTACCACACTAAAATGTTGGTCCCAACGAGTTGCATCGATACCAAAAGCTACTGGATCGTAAAAATGACTAAACTTCTTTTCAAAAGCCTGGCCAATTTGTACAGCATCCAACCCTTTCATCACAGTTGGTTCGAAAACTTTCAAGCCCAATACATCCATAAAGATACTGTCGATACAATGTATCATCGGTTTGCTAAGAGGCTTAACAAAACGCGACAATTGGGCATTATACCGATAGGAGAATGGACAAATGAGGCGGTTAACAATGTCGTTATAAGATTTTCTAGAACAATTGACTTTCTCAAATTTTCCAAAACATTTCATAACGAAATCCTTTTCGTTCAACGGGAGGTCGAACAAAGACTGTACGGAGTTTTCATAGATTTTCACCTTTTTACCCTTAAAAGTAGCAGGT